ATAAAGCATGAGAACTGGACTAATAGAGACGGAGAAGAGGTTACATCACCAAAGGCTGTAGGTGTATTTTCTTGGAGTAATGGTAAACAAGACCTATCTGACTTACCATTCTAAATGAAAATAACTAACAGCGAATACGATACAATCATTAGGGCACTAGATTATTACGCAAATAGTCAAATAACCGAAGAAGCATATCCTTTGAAGGTTAAGCTAGTAAAAGAATATGATAGATTAGCAGAGAAGAATATAGCAGAAGGTATGACAGCAGATGAAGAGGAAATATATCCTAGTAGACTACATACAGAGTACGGAGGTATCCCTAATGACAATCAAAAAGTGGAATGAGATAGAATATGCTTTCACTAAGAAGTTTGGATGGTATGATGGTATACGACACCTTCTAGATGTGGGTAAAGAAGTGTATAAAGATAGAAGTATATACGAACTTAGCGAAAGAGAAGACTATCTATTAATAAAGAAACTCAGAGCCAAATACGATAAGGAGGTATCATGGCAAGAAAACGAAAAACACAAGTAGCAAAAGTAAGAGATTTCCTAACAACAGGAAAGAAACTTACTAGTAGAACAGCAATCACTAGGTTTGGTGTGTATAGATTAGCGTCTATTATACATCGGTTAAGGACTGTGTTTGGTATGAACATAGTTACAGATAACACTAAGGGTTATGCTACTTACTTTGTTTCTACTAAGTAACAATACAACAGGTCAGGGGTGTACCTTAAACACCCCAAAGATTTTTATTAACGGTCGAAGGTTTAGGTGTACCTTGAAGAATACTTATTTATATTCTCCTTTGGTATCTTCTAAAACACCTAAGGATTAGATATGCCAACACCATTTATGTGTCATGGTTGTGATAAACCAACAATGAATAAAAGTGGAATCTGTGATGACTGCAATAGAAAGACACCATCAGATGATGCTTTGTACGATACTAAGCATGTTAATCTTCTAAGTGAAGAAGAGATAATGAAGATAGATAAAATACATGAACTATCTTTTGACTATACAAACAAAACAAAAAGGAGTAAGAGATGAGGTATTATTGGGAAGCACTCTTTAGTGTAGAATACTTTCCGTATTGGGAGTTTTCTATGTTAATGATGCTGTTATTGGTTCTTAGTATTCTATGGAGAATCAATAGAATAGAAAGAAAACTAGACGATCTAGTTGAGCATATAGTTGAAGAACTAGCTTAAGGCTAAACATAAGGATTAGTAAAGGGAGAATGCATAATACATAAACAATAAGTGGTTTTTATTGAGAATGACAATGTATGTTGTAATAGGTTGGCCCCGTTCTCCCTTTTGCTATAATAGATATGAAAAGAAAAAAGAACATAACAAAGAAAGACATGATAGATATGATACGTCAAGCAACTACTATGTCTTTAGCAAACAAGAAAACACTAGATATGCTTGGAGAGTTTCTCTATAATTACTTAGATATGAAAGGAGATACAGACAAGTATACTAAATTTATGGAGGATAAAATAGATGGACTTCTTAAACAAAGTAGCCAAAGGGATGGAGAAGTTTCTAGAGAGTCCCTTCAAGAAGAAGAGGAGTAGAAACAATGCCGTCAAAAAGCAAAGCAAAAGGAAACAGGTTCGAAAGAGAGTGCGTAAAAATAGCTAAGGAATACGGACTAGAATCTAAGAGAGCTTGGGGGTCTGATGGTAGGTCATTAGGACTAGACCCCGAAGTAGATATGACAATAGAAGAATATACCGTTCAATGTAAAGTAAGAAAAAGGATAGCATCATGGCTGAAACCTTCGGAGGAAATAGGGGATTTACACCTTCAATTAGTAAAGGAATCAAGAGGACAAATATACGCTATAGTATCAATGACAAGAATGATGGAACTAGTATCAGAAGTCAAGACACTACGTCAGCGTATAGAGCAAAAACAATAGCAAAGATACAGTCACTAGAATATTACTTAGGTACTGATTGGGTAGATTGGGATTGCACAAAGATAGAGATTACAGATAAGAGTAAAACAGGTGGTAAGTCTAGTGTCAACAGTACTGTGTTAAAGTGTTCTGAGTGCAATAAGATTTATCAGACTAAAACTTTAGGCCTTGCTGATAAGATTATAGGAAACACTTTTATAAAGCATAGCTTCTTTGATAATATTCCTTTACGTAGAGCAGAATGTGGATTACCAGAAGAGTGCAATGCCTAAGTGTCCTCTATGTAATAGTAATATAACAGCTAAGAAAGCTGGTATTAGGTTAAAGTCTCTTAGATTATCTAGACCTAGTAAGGTTCTGAATCTAATAGATGACCAGATAAAGAAGATGTCTAGGTATTGGAAGATAGATGAGGTACTTGAGGCTAGTTTCTTAGCAGACATAGATGGCGTTAACAACAATGTAATAATAGAATCAATCAAAAGATTCGACAGTAGAGGTGGCTTACAAAAAGGTTACGGCCTTAAGTACTTAGCAGGGATGATAAAGAACGAGAGTAAGAGAATAGCTATTAGAGAAGAGTATGAAAGAAAGAACCTAGATAGGCTACCTCCAAAGCTAAAGGATATAAATGAAAAGTGTTGAATTAGAACAAGCATTTTTAGGATGCATTATAACTGATAGTTCTTATATAGATTCTGTCAAACAGTATATAACAGATAAAGAGTTCTTCTATTCTAGCTTTAATCAGAAAGTATGGACTGCTATAGACAGACTATACTCTAAGAATAAAGAGATAGATATGATAACCATATGTGAAGAGGTAGGTGGTAAGGTTGATGGCTACAGTTCTAGCTATGAGATAGCAGGGTTCTTAGATAAGGTTGTGTCTGCATCTAGCTGTGTAGAATATGCAAAGAGATTGCACTCTTACTATCTAAGAAGAGTTTTGTATCATCAGATGACAGATATATCAAAGGGTTTAGGTGATGCATCTCTTGAGACTTCTAATCTATTAGAGGAGGCACATACTACCATAGGTAATATAATCAAGCTACAACCTAGCAAAACTTTTGATATACATTCTTTACTAGAAGATACAAAGGATTCTATATACAACTCTACTACTCAGATACAAACAGGCATAGGTACATTAGATAGAGTGATAACAGGTATGACTAGAGGTGAGATAACTATTATAGCAGGTAGACCCGGTAATGCAAAGACTACAGTATCAGCTAACATAGCTAGGAACTTAGTACACCAAGGACTTAAGGTTGCTATGTTCAATAGAGAGATGCCTAATACAGAGATGATGAAGAAGTTTATAGCTATGGAGTCTAAATCATTACAATACAGGAACTTACGTAACAATATAGATATAGATAGTGATGAGTTAGCTGAGGTATCTAATGTAATATCAGATGTTTATAGTGATAAGTTATTTATGTTTGATGATGTAAGAGATATAGAGAATACATTTCGTGAGATAAAAGCTATTAGTCCAGATGTAGTTATAGATGACCATATAGGTTTGATAGAGCACCCTGCAAATGACAGAAGAGATTTACGATTGAAGATAGGAGATGTTAGCCGTAGTTATAAATGGTTAGCTAAGGCACAGGATATGTCTGTTATACTAGTGTCACAGATGAATAGAAATATGGAGCATAGAACTGATAGGATACCTAGACTATCTGACCTAGCTGAGTCTGGTAACTTAGAGCAAGATGCAGAGATAGTTGTATTCTCTCATTATCCTTGGGTATCTAGATATGGTGATGATGGTAACAGCGATTGTTTCTTAGAGCTTATAGTAGCTAAGAATAGATATGGTAGCACTAACTCTTGCGAGGTTGGGTATCATGGTAATAGTTGCTTGGTTACTAATTCAGAATCTGAGGCAGTATCATTAGCAAGAGAAAGAGGAGATGATGTAAACGGTACACCTAAGCCTTTCTAAAGCTATCTAACTTTTTCAAAAGGGTCAAATTTATAAGTAGGTGTTTGCAGTAATTGTAGTATGTCATCTGTACTCGGATTAGGAATCGTTAATCCCTTTAGTTCTTTTGCTGTTTTATTTTTTATAAATTTTAGTAGCTGTTCGGTTGGTTGCTTTCTATAGTCTATGTACATAGGAAGCTTACCAAGCCTCTCTTTTACTAAGTTGCTTTTTATAATAGGTATTCCCTTTTGCTTTGCCTTAGATAGCTGACTTAATAACTTTAGCATGTTATCAGACAAATTAGATTCACCTAATGGTAACTGCAGTATATCTATAAGTTTGATATTTTCAGTAGGTATATTCCCTCTTACTCTTTCTTCAAATTCAAATTTTGGATTTGCTCTTGTAGAGGTTTTATAAAGTTTTTTAGTAGGCATTCCTAACTCTATAGATTTAAGTCCTTCTACTAAATTACCAAAGTTTTTTGCTCCATATGATTGTTTTATTTTTTGAAAACCTTCTTCTACATAAGGTTGCATCTTTAAACCTTTTTTAACCATCTCATCCCTATCTAATACAAATCTAATATCTGTACCTATGCTTTTATGAGGTCTTGATGTAAACATAGGGTCTCTAGTAATAGAGACAGCAGGGGATTTGGGAAATTGCTCTTGAAATTTTATATCTGTTTCGGAAAGCCAACCAGTCTTATCTCTCTCTAATTGTCTATCAAGATACTTTCTAGAATCTCTATAAAAAGGCTTGCCCGGAAAACCTCCCTCTGAACCTTTAATTGTACCAGATTCTAATATATCTTTAGCTGACTGACCTCTTGTATAATGAGATACAGGATTACGTAAGCCAGTTTTTTCTAGTATCTTTCTGCCAACATTACCCATGCTTTTTAAAGTTAGTATAGGAGATAAGGCTATATTAGCTACAACATCATCTGTTCCACCTATGTATCTTGGAGTTCTATCTTCACGCATAGAGCCTGTCTGTGCAAATTTATCTAACTCAGCTTGTAGTATTAAGTTATCTATATTACTATGTGAGCTTGTAGATGAAGGCTGAAAATATTCGTTTATAGTCTTAGGCATTATACTTGTTTTCTCTTCTTCCACTTCTGCATCTTTCTTTTCATAACTGCTTTGTTATCTATATCTGTTATGTTAATTTTGTAATTAGGGTATGCAATATTAAAGTTTCTTACATCCTTTATTACTTCAGCATAAGCTTCTTTACTCTCTGCTTTTATTAGCTTATCTAACATAGCAGATTTTTTTCTTCCTCTTAGAAAAGTTAATCTATCTTTTCTCATACCTTTTGTTTCTATAGGTACATCAATAAGAGTTGTTTGACCTATGCCAATATCCTTTCTTTTAGCAAGGTCTTTAAGAAGAGGACTACCTGTAAGCTTAAGAACTCTAGCAGGTACTCTTTTTATAAAATCACCTTGGTAGTTTTGATAGTCTCTTTCTAGTGCAGGTATAAAAGAATTTAAAAACATATCTATATCAGACATAAATGCAGGTGTAGCTAAGAACTTTAATGCTTGTGAGTAAGTTCTGCCTTCTTCTAAAGCGGCTGACATAAAGTCTCCTAAGAAACCAAATGCTCCTACAGCGGCTATGTTCTCTATTATTTCCTTACCATCCTTTGCTAAGAACTCACTAGGGTCGTAAGGTTCTTCTCCAGATACTAGATACTTCATGTACTCTTTTGCTTTTAAACCTATTGCACCTGTAGCAAATCCTGCTCCTGCTAATCTAAGCATAGGCAAGACATTATAGTTAACAGCATCATGAGTTAAGGTATCCTTAATAAAATTATACTGCCTATATCCAAAAGACTTAAATTGTAGAAACGGTTTCCAAGTAGGTCTATTTAAAACTAATGGGTCTGAAAGTATATTCTTCTGTAGCTGTGTATCTATTGCGAACTTACTTAATGCATTTAACATAGAAGACTCAGATACCTTACCATTTCTTATTTCTTTTGGGTCAATACCCATTTTAAGCAAGGTTCCTTTTGCCCAACTCTTAGAACCTAACTGTCCGGGATTAAATATATTTCTATTACCAGACACAACTGCTACTAAGTCATCTACAAAAACTCTAGCTGTTGATGCGGCTAGTATATTGTTAATAGAGTTAATCCTGTTAAACTGAGATTTATCAGTAATCTTATGAACTAGCTTTCTAGACAAAGAATCTTTTGGAGATATTTCAGTTAACTCATCTATGTATTTGTACAAGTCAGCTCCAGAAGCTTTGACCTGTGCTCTAAATTTTTTATCTGTTACATAATTATAAGCACCCCTAGCAAATCTCCAATACCCAGCAGATAGAGCAGAAGATATAGTAAACTGAGACAGGTTCATAGCTGATGCTGTACCTAATCCAATCTTAGTAGCTGTTTCAAACTCCATAGCTTTGTTAAAAAAGTTTTTTACAGAAGGGTTAAAGTTATAGTCTCTTGCATATGCTATATCTCCAAGTATATGTCTATGCAATTCCTTCATTATCTCTTCGTCACCTCGACTTGCATTACGAAACAAAGCACCTGAAACTTCACCCCTTTTCCCAAAGTGCTTGACTTCTGCTATACGCCTAGAAAGGTTCATAGAGTATATACCTAATAATTTTTTAGAATTTCTTTCATAGAAATCATTCGGAAGTTTTAGCTTTCTTTTTCTTTCTATGTTACCATCTATTCTAAATAATTGACCAGATGTTTCTCTAGCTAGTTGACTTAAAGCGTTAAAGTAAGGAAGAGTACCACCTTCTTCTATGATACTTAACATTCCTCTTCTAGTGTTTTCGCTTTCAAATTTAGCCATAGAAGCTTTTGCTATTCTATTTAAAAACCTAGCTTCACTTTTGTGTTTACTAGCCCAAGCTTCTGGATTATTTTTTGCTTCTAAAATCATATCAACTACTTGTTGGTAAGTAGTCATTCTATCTCTTACAGCTCTATCTTTAGATTCCTTTGCTCCTTTAAAAGCTATATTAGCTAGATTTGATATGTCAGAAAATATAGCTTCAGCAACTTCTTCTTTTAGTATTCTAGGTACATACCTTTCAAAGTATCCACTTGCATCAATGCCAGACTTTTTAGCTGTATTAAATAAATAATCTGTAATTTCTTTATAATTAATAACCTCTTGTAACTCAACATCATTTTCTACTGCATCACTTAACAAAGTCCAATAATTTTTTGAAGCTTCTGATTTAGATACACCTAGCTTACTAGCTAGTGCTGATACCTGTGCTCTTGTAGGTTTGTCATTTAAGAAACCAGCTTTCTGCATAAGGTCATGGCTTTCTGCTGTAAGTCTTCTATAGTCAGTTAGGTATTCATCTGCTAGTCCTATGTATGCTCTTCTAACAGGGTCTACACTTCCTTGATTCTTAGCAGGTCTAACAATATCAAATAGCTTATTTACTTTTTCTGGCAAAAGCTTATCCATAAACATACTAACTCTTGGCTTAACAACTCTTATACCGTTTTTTTCTAAGTTATCTAAGGCTTGTTTAGCATACAATTCTAGTTTTAAATTATCTAAATGTTTGTTCTTAGACTCATTACTTAAGCTACTTAAATTTATAGGTTTTTTCTGGTCAGTTTTTTCTATAAACTTAGCTCTATTAGTTTGCTTTACTTTTTTCTTATGCTTTAAAGTGTTTTCTAGTTTTCTTATGTCAGTATCTAAAGCTATACTTCTTTGATTAGGAGACATATTAGTTCTATCTGTTGGACTAAAATTGTTAAAAAACCATTTTCTGTTGTAAGACTTAGTTGTTCCATCAGTAGATTTAAATTGTATTTTATCTTTACCTTCAGTAACGATAACACCTCTTTGCTTATCTCCTCTACCCCATTCTTGTGTTAGTTTTTCTGTGCCTAATCTTTGAGAGGCAGTAAGCTCAGCCCTAGCTCTATAAATTTCTTCTCTTCCTTGAGCACCTTTAGGTATTGCTTCGTATCTAAACTCAGGCATTCTAGCTTCATCTGCAAATCTTTTAATCTCTCCGTACCCTTTACTAGCTACCGTACCTACACCTTTCATCCCCACTACCATGCCACCTGCATATAAAAAGTCCTGAGGAGTTGGTGCTCTACCTTCTAATACAGAAGTGCCTATTCCAACCTCTCCTATTTCAGCCGCAGTTCTAGCTAATAAACCAGCTCCTGCTTGTGTTAGGTATGCATTAGTTAACCCTGTCATGCCACCTAATACTGTACCTTTAGCACCAGCTTTAACAACTTTCCCTACATCTATAGTGCCATCTGTTATACCTTGTTGCAAAGCTTCACTTGCTCCAGAATATAGACCTAAAGCACCTGCTCCTGCACCTGCCTTAGTTGTATACTCTACTGCTTTATTAGCTGACTGAGCCGCAACTTTTCTATTAGCTCCATTTTGTACTAGTTTTTTAAAAACATATTTTTTTACAGTTTCTTTACCTGCTGTCTTCGCAAGTACTCCACCTACTCCTCCACCAAAAACTGTAGTAGCAAAATCTACAGGAGCAAAGAAGGAAGCTATACCAGCACCTAAGTCTCCAATAATACCGGGTTCGTAGCCAGCTAAGTCAAATCTTTTATCACCTGTAGACATCTCGTAAGCCATACCTTGCAATGATTTATTGTAACCATCTTTAATAAAGTTAGGCATAGAATCCCATAGATTAGTGTCTTGTTGAGTTGCAGGTTTGTATTCTGTATCTTCTGAACTTAACTTATATTGTGGGTATTGTTTTACTATATAGTTATAAGCTCCATCTGTACTCATAGAATTTAAGAATGGTGCTTTTGAAGAAAAGGCACTTACCAAATCTTGCTTTGACATATTTGGATTGAATTTAGCCATTATATATTGTATTCCATGTTGCTAAGTATTAAACCTTTAAGTTCATTTACAGGTATCTTTGTCCTCTTAGATAGTAAATCATAGAACCTTTGATTAAAGAAGTTGTCTCCAAAGTCTCCAGATTCTTGTAAGTAAGGCTTAAGAAGGTCTATCATTTTTTTCTGCTCACTAGCTATTCTTCTTGCTAATATACCTTTCTTATTTGTTTCCTTTTCAGAATCAGTAGCACGATAAGTTTTCTTTGCAGAGTCTAATTTTTTTAAACTATTAGAAATTCTTGAAGATAGCTGTTGAACATTTATACTATCACCTTTATCTTCCCCTTGCCTTATTTCAATTAAACCAGAAGGAGATATAGGAGCATAATTAACGCTTATTCTAGGTGCTCCGGGTCTTGAAGGAACAGTTGGCAAGTTAGATAAATCCTCCTGTCCAAACATCTCAAGTATCTCTCCTACATCTGCAGGAACATCTCCTGCCATTTCAGCATCTGCACTAGGAGGTGTAGTATTAGGTCTTAATGCCTCAGCTTGAGCCATACCTAAACCACTTAATAAAGATACATCCTCTACATTATCTCCACTAGCATTGTTAACTGCTGTTTCGGCATTGTCCTCAACTATCGTATCTGTTGCCTCATCTTCAGAGCTAAATGCTATGTCATAATCATCATCTCTAAAAGGAACAGGCGTAGTTGACATTTGTTGGTCTTGCCTTAATGTTGGAAATGCACTAGCTAGATAGTCCATGCCGCTATCTTGAGAGCCGTCTTCTCCAAATATGTTTGGCAATCCACCTTGCTGTCCTATTTGCTCTCCTTGTCCCCTCTGTCCTCTTCCTACAATCTGAGCGGCTTTAGCTTCAAAATCTACTATAGATTGGTCAACTGTAGCTATCTTATCTTGCTCTGTTTTGTAAGCAGGGTCGTCTGGAGGAATGTTTGCAAGAGCTTCATACATTTTATTTCTTTTTGTTTCTAATCTTCCTAATGTATTTACATAATACGACAATGCTTTTGAGTCATCTGGAGTAATATTTGGCTTATCTTTTATATAGGAATCATTAAGAAAAGTTCTATAAGCTTGTTCATCACCTATAAATCTTCTAGCATCAAATATATCCATTGTGTTGTTTGGATTTCTATTGTTGTACCTATCCATAAAATCAGTAGCATTTTGCTCCTGCCTTGCTCCAAATTGTTTTCTGCTTTGAAGGTATGGTTTTAATCTAGACTTAACTTTTTCATCTGAAACATTTGCTAAAACAGATTCTACATTCATATCAGCAAGTGACTTTGAGTCAGAGTAAGATAGTGCTAGCACTTGATCTAACTCACCCTTGGCTATATTATAGTTATCTCTAAAAGTATCTTGTTGAAATTTGTTTTTTTCTAAATCAAATTTCTCTCTATTTAAAGAATCTAATTGAGTTTGCCTTATTCTGCTTAGCTCCCTTTGCTCTTCATCTGATTCAATCTGCCTTCTAGATAGCTCTAGTCTAGCATCTGCTCTTTCAGCTTCTCTTTTTCTTAGCTGATATTCAGGACTAGCGTACTTTGATATTTCTTCTAAGAAGGTATCTAAACCTGTAGGTGCTTGTTGTAATACTACTCTTGCCATTATTTAATCCTTATATTTTAACTAAAATTATATTGGCTATTAACCGCCTCCAGTTGCTCCACCAAACCCACCTGTGCCTTGTTGTAAAATCCAGTTATTACCATTCCAAAGGTATGTTTGCCCATCTATTCCTATAGCTGTTTCTCCCATGTTTGTACCGGGATTAACAGGTGCATTCGGATTAGACAATGCTTGCTGATACGGGTTAGCTAGTGTCATGTCAGCACCAGTTGTTTCTGCATCTGCTAAATAACTTAATGCATCTTCTTCATCTCTCATTAAAGTATCGGTTAAAGATTGTTGAATTCTATTTTCAAAGTCTTCTGTTATTCCTCTACTAGCTAAAGTGTCACCTTTAAACAAAGAGCCAGCAGTTTCTTCTTGCAGTTCCATTAATCTATTTCTGGCTTGAGATGTTAATGTATCTCTGTCTTGCAAAAACCTAGTTACATCTGGTTTTCCATATAGTCTTTCAAATTCTTTTCTTTCTTCATCGTCTTGTAAAAATTGACCATACTGTTCTTGATAGCCCTGTGCACCCATACTACCATATCCACCATTCTGAAAACTCTGTGCTCCTTTCATATTACTAGAATCTGCTCTGTCTCTATAATAACTATTTGCTACTTGCATTAGAGCATTCAAAGCATCTTCATTGCTCATTATCATACCAGCTTCTTGAGCATCAGATAAAGCTTGCTTCCTATTCCCTGCATTTCTAATCTGCATTAGTGGAGCCATGTCTTCAAAACCAGATAAAGCTTTTGCTAGTTCATCTACAACTCCTATACTATAGCTACTATCGTCTTTGCTCATAATAGGTTTTATCTTTCCACCTTTTTGCATCATAGCAGATTGTCTAGTCATATCAGTATTTCTTTGCACATCTAGAGTATTTAGTGCTAATAGTTCATCTATTGCAGAGTGACCGTGTTGACCCTGTGGTACTAAACCACCTCCCATATAACCTAATCTATCTGCATTATTTATCATGTCCATTGTATTCTTTCCTAGTTTATCTACAGCTTCTTTACGAACAACATACTCTCCGCTTTTAAGCATAACTGGGCCTATATTATCTGATTGTGCCATTATACTATTCTCCTTTTAAAAGGCATCATGTCTATTAATCCTCTTCCCATAGTCATTCCACCACCCATATATCCAGATTTCTTTTTCTTCTTAGCCATGCCACCATACATATACATATCCATCATACCACCTCCCATATAGTCATCCATCATTCCACCTTGCATCATGTATCCCATTTTATTTCTAACTGCCTCAGGTAACTTTGCTAAACCTCTGTTGCCTTGAGGTACTTGTTTTAACTTACCACCTCCTGCATAGTTACGCATCATGCCACCTTCTTTTAAATTTTCTCCAAACACATCAACAGTAGATAATCTAGGTGGTTGAGTATACTTTAATAACTCTGTTAAAACATCTCTTGTATTGTAACCTACAGTCTCCACCTCTTCTGGGTCTTTCGTAGTTCTATATAAAAGATTTACTAATCCTTTATCATCTATATTCATTCCAGAACTTCCTCCAAAAGTTATATCTTCTAAAGGAACACCCATTGAAGGGTCTAAGGCAGGTCTTGAGGGTAGTGATTCAGTAATAGAACCTATGTCCCTACCTATGTCAGATAAAGTTAATGCAGTATCTTGTGCTCTAGCTATTTCTCCAGCTCTCAACCCCATTAATCTAGAAGCTCCAAGACTTTCGTAATAAGCTTTTTCAGAAGGGTCTATAAACTCTAAATCTTCAATAGGTAAGTCGCCATACATCCCTCTTCCTTCTTTAAAACTAGCTCCAAAATCTGCTGTAGCAGGGTCTACATAGTCACCTGCTCTAGACTTAGCAATAGCACCTTTGACTTTATACTTAGCCTTATCAAATAAATCTCCTGCTTTATCTAAGGCAAGGTCTCCTAGCCCAGACATAAGAGCTGTGCCTGCACCTGCACCTAAAGCTCTTTTAGCAGAACCTTCTCCTAAGCTTTCTCTATAATCTTCTATATCTTGCTTTGCTTGAGTTCCAAAACCTGTTCCTTCTCCTGCATCTACTTTTTCTGCTGTAGCATCTCCTAGTTTTTCTCCTGCAAATCTACCAATTCCAGCTAAAGCTCCTTTAAGCAAGGCTGATGTCGCTACACCTGCTCCGGGTGCAACTGCATCTAATATTCTAGGAGCCAATAAAGTTAATAATCCCGTACCTGCTTTACCAAAACCTAATATTCTGTCTCTTGCACTAGTTGCTTTTGTAGACAAATCTGCAAGCTTGTCTTCTAGTTCCATTCCTTTTCTAGAAAGCCTAGCACGCCCTAGTATATTTCTAGCTCCTCCTGAAATATAAGACATGGGCATATTACGACCGCCTCCCATATAATCTCTAAGTGTATTGTATTTCATAATATTCCCTTAAATTGTAACTTCTGTTTTCCAAACCGATGTAATAAAAAACTCTACTGCAGTATTTGTTATTCCTGAATCAGATGCAGTTATTGATATTATTGCCACTTCATTTGGGTTTATAACTGGTGAATTATTCCAATCAGTTTGATTAATTGTGATAACTGTATTATTAACTGTATCTGTATCATATGAAAATTGACAAACCTCACTTGGTGTTTCAGAACCATCAGCTATTTTTTTAATTTTAAAAAGTATGTTGTCAGTATTGTCTTGTATTATTGGCACTTTAAATAATATTTTGTGACATATCATCTTAAATGGACTTAAAAACCCAACTTGGTTTCTTACTGCTGTTAAATCTGAGTCATCAACCCAAGGTAAGTTAGTTTCATTTGTATCTAAATCTTTGTTAAAGTTATGTATAAAAGTTCTATAATCAATAAAAGACTGAGTATACTTTAACCTTCTAGTGGTTAAAGTTCTTTCTACAAACTGGTCTCCATTGTCAGATAAAAATGTTTTATAAAGCTTGCCTCTCTGCTTTCTCACCATTGCTAACTGTCTATTAGGACTTAATGTAAAGGTAGTTGTACCCTCTGGTGTACCTCTAGTTACAGGTGAAGATGTATCTAAGGAAGCACCTTTTGAATTTGTTAATCTCCTTATATCTCTCTGCACTATGCCGCCCTCTTCCTAAGAGTTCTATATTCTATTACTATATCATTCAAAGCAAACTTAGAATCTTCAGCCAAACTATCAAAATTAAATCTAAATGCTATGCTTTGAAATGGATTAATTGCATTGTCAGCACTACCTCCTTGACCTACAACAGGTATCTTAATGGTATTATAGTATGTTTGAGATGCATGAGTTTGAGGAATAGTAGAACCTGTTGCATTTAGAACAACCCAAGTTCCGTTATTGTTAACCATATACTCAATCTCAGAATCGTTGATAGCTGTGCTACCGCTATGCCTGTAATTTATATACATATTGTAAACTTTCTTACTTAAACCCGGTTCTCCAAAATCTAAGTCTGGAGTCTGTAACCTGTAGTAAGTATGTGGTTGCTCAGCGGTCTGATGATAAGTTAGTATGACTTTACCTGTACCAGCTCCATTTACATCTACATCATCTGTATCGTAAGCAACTATAAGCTGTCCTTGGCTATCGTTTACCATGTTAGATATGTGTGCATCATAAGTAGTCCCAGAGCTAAGTCCAGCATTATTTGTATTTGGAGCCGCATCTTTACCAAAGTACCAGCTCTTGTATCTAAAGTCGTAATAAAAAGCATCTTCAGCATCTAAAGCTTTATCTATAAATATAGCTTGTTTTGTTTCTGGTATATACCCTACAACAGCGTTAGAAAAGTTTGACCATCCTACTCCAGATATAAGCGTTTGACCTGTGTCTGCTATCTTTCCTTCAGTTAAATTAGCAACAGAAGAACCATCAAATAAATATGCACCATTATTATTAGCAAATAATATTCCATATTCTGTGTTACAAACAGAGTAAGGAAACTGAACACCTGCATACGGAACTGTTTGTTCTAGAAACCAACCAGCAGGAGATACTGAAGCTATATTTAATATTTGAAGTGTTCTTTGTTTAAAAGCAAGCAACCTATCTGCATAAAAAGCTAAGCAACTATAGTCTTCTCCATCCCCTTTAGTAACATCTAATTTATTATGAGCTGGAAACGTATCATATTTGTCTATCTCACTAAACATTATACGGTCTCCAAAATGCTCAAATGATGTGCTTTCTGAAGTAGAACCAACGCCTCCCTCATCATACTTTACATTTGCAACAAAAGCTCTTGAGCCAGCAACTACTGCTGTTTTATAACCAGACCCTGTTTGACCAAAGGCTATCTGCTTAGTTGACGGAGAAAAACCATTTAATAAAACATAGTCTTCTATGTTAGGCCTAGAAGATTTTAAATCAAAATCTCCATGAGTTACGGTATTAGATATTCTAAATTCTCCATCTCCATCTGCCTTCCAAGGATAATACTCATCTCCTAAATGAACTCTAGCTCCATCCTTAACACTTATATCAACAAATAAAATCCATTCGTCATTACTACCTGCTTCTCTTATATATATTCTACCACCACTTAATCTCTTTGGATAATCGCTAGTTGAGCTTGTCCCTATTGTATTTGCGTAAACATTTATATTAAACTTCTTTCCATCGTCATGCGTAAATGAACCACCTGAAAATTCTTGTATTAAAGACTCTTGATTACCGTCATATATAAAAGTACCACCAAACTCATAATCTTTACCTTCCCATTCTCCATCTTCTGTGCTTTTTTCTACACATAACCCCCAACCTGCTCCTCCAGCTACATTATACTCAGCCGTTCCATTTAAAGAAGCACTACCAGTTCTTTTACATGCAGTAGGTCTTGCTAATGTATTTGATTCTTCGTACATATTAGGTTCTACTACTGTGCCAATAGTTCCACTTGTTAATAAAAACTGGTCTCTTTCTATATGTCCATACCATTTAGGAGTTGATTCATTTCTATGGTTTCCATCAGCTACCCTTAATGAGTTGTTTGCATAATAGTAAACAAACTCTGGTTTTTCATTACCATCAGCCTCATTTAAAAGTGTTACAGCATCTGTAGTAAAATCATCGTTACTGTCAACATAAATATCTACCTTTCCATCATCAGTATTTCCCAAAGCTAAAAAGAAATCTCCAACAAAACCTGTTCTTTTAAATGTTATATCTGTATTATCTGCAACAGATTCGTCTACAAGCGAAGTTTCTTTTAGGTCAAGGACTACTCCAGATAAACCTGCAGTAGCTGTAAATATATGGCTAAAGGTAAGTTGCTTTGTATGGGTTGCGGTAGCATTAGCACTCATTTCAAATGTTGTAGCATTTGTAATACTTGCAATTGTCGCTCCTGAAGGAACTCCTGCACCTGTAATCCGTTTTCCAACTATTAAATTATTTGTAGCGTCTACTCCCCCACTATGAGTAACCGTAGCATCTCCATTAGTTAGGTTGCAATTATGATTAAAAAAATCAACATCAAAAGTAGCACTACTAGTCAGACTTAATAAAGACTGGACAGTAAAAGTTCCGTTGTTTGCAGAGTTGCTTGCTCCACTAATTATTATTTTTATAGGTAAACCAGTAGAACTTGGAACTACATTATTTGTAACCCAAAAATCAATATCATTTATAAATATCTTATTAGTGTCATAAAAAGCTAAAGCATACTTACCACCAGTAGGGTCTGTGCCATCTACATTTCCACCAGAACTTCCAAGAGAACGTACAGTAGCACCCCTAACACCAACAGGGTCATCTGCCTCAAAGTAATGTAAGCCGTATCCGGGATTTAAAGAAGCTGTATGCACAGGTACTGTGTTCTGACTTAGTGTCAATGCTGAACCATCAGTTGCTGTATGCCATTCTGAGCGTGGTATCAACTCTCCATTCTTAGAAACATTCCAATTTATACACTCTGCAGACTCACCAACAGCTAAATCCCTAGGGTTTTTTACATTATTAATCCCTCTTCCAAAGCTATTTAATGTAAAGAATTTTTTTGCCATTTAATCTCTTACTTCTATATGAACTAAATCGTCAAAGCCATTATCTTTTACATCTCCGTCACTATCCCAGTCTCCACCCCATCTTATTTTCAAACCTAACTGATGAGCTATACCTCTTATCATTCCACCCATGTAATGAAATCCGTCTCTGTTTTCCCAATCTATTGGATAGGGAGCTAAATCTACCGCCTTACCTTCCATGTGCCTTGAATACTTTACTTTCGTGGCTCCCTTTTCCAATAATTCTTTTTGTCTTTCTTCACTTCGTAAACCTTCTATGATAGTAACATCCATTATCTTAATCAACTCATCTAATACTTTGATAAGTCTATGGTCTACACCCTTTAATCTTTCTTTACTTTTTCTTCCAAACTTATACATAAGATACCTACTTCTTTTTTCTTCTGGTAACTTTTTTTCTAGTAACTTTTCTTTTGGTAGCTTTCTTTTTGCCACCACGAATTAAATCTGAGTCTGCTTTTCTAGCACCACCTTTACCTGTAGCAAAGCTTCTAACTCTACCTGCCGCCCATTGATGAGCACTAGTTCCCGGTCTAGAACCGCTAGAGTAATAGGCTCCAAGACCTCTTTGATAAACTTTACTTAAAGTAGATTTTGATATTCCAGAACTTTTAGAATACTTAGCAATAACAGAGGCTTTACCTCCTCCGCTTTTTGGCTTTGCTTTTCCTTTTGCCACTTTTACTCCTTTGCTTTGATATTTTATCCATCATAGCAGGTGTTAACCTACCAGATTTATAGAGCTTTTTAGTTCTAAGTATCTCAGACTCTGATTTCTTTTTGTTTTTAGAACCTTTAACATATTTTTTAGGAACACCTCTTTTTGTTTTAGGAACTTTCTTAAATTTTCTAGCCATTATTTCTTAATCTTTTTAATTTTTCCATTCTTAGTTCTAGCAAACTTATGAGTTTTAGTTTCTCTTATTAATGTTCCAGAATAAATTTTGTCGCCCCATTTCCAACTAACTCTTTTAGCCATTACTTTTTCTTCGGTTTAGAGTGTTTCATTTGTACTTTAAAGTCAGCCATTATACTAGCTCCCTTATGAGCTTTGAATTTACCACTATGCTTCATAAGTTTGTAACTTGAACCAGACTTCATCCAATGATAGCCTTTAGGTGCTCTTACTTTTTTGTTCATTTCTTTTTTTTCCTTGCTTTCTTAGCTTTGTTTCTTGCACTAATAGCTTTAGCTTTTTTTCTAGCATCTGCCTTTGAGCTAGCACCCCAAGCTTTTAATGAAAGTAGCAACCTTGTGGGTTTGCCATTTTTTCTTTCAGGCCCGGGCATATTCCCCATCCTAGCAAGAAAGCTAGCTCTTCTAGGATTGTCACCAGACTTTACAGGTGCTCTTAAGGTTCCACCTTTGTAGCTAGCTCTACCCTTAGCATTTAATCCACCTTTAGGATTCTTCCCTGCTTTTCTTGTCCAAGCTGGAGACTTAGGTTTTCTTTTTGCCTTAGGCACTAGACACCTAACTTCTTCATCAAAATACCCTTGATAATTTTCCACAAAGCTTCAAGTATAGCTCTTTCTGTTTTTTCAGAAATTATTGGAATATCAATAGACTTATTAAGCTCATCAATAATCTCATCTTTTGTGTCGTCAGATAATAACTCATCTGCAATCATTTTCATTAACATAATTATTTACTCCTTATGCTTTTTATTTTATATCCTAAATAAACAATAGTCATAATACCTATGACTAATTGCAATATTAAATTAATATTAGCTAAATGAATACCGTAGTTTGCAAACGATAAAGCTGAAACTTTTAAGCTATCCATTAATGCTTACCTCCATTTATTCTTCCAGACATATAACTTATTTTATCTGATAAGTCATCTACTTCTTTCATCAAAGCCTCATGTCTTCTATCTAGTTTATCATTAATATTACCTTTAAAACCATTTACAGAATCAATTAACTTAACACATATGTTCATGGTGTTGCTAAGCTCTGACTTCATGCTTGATAAATCTTGCTGTATTTCATCAATATGCTCTGTTTGTGATTTATTTTCTTTTATCAAGTTTGTAATCATAAAACCAAACAGGAGCATACAAACTCCAATGACACCCAACTCACCATAAGCTTCTATAAGTGTACTTGTATCCATTAATCAACCTTTACCTTTTCCAGTCTTTGATGCTTATAACACCAATTGTCGTAATCGCTGATACCACCATGAAACCAATGAACCACAGAATCAGCATCAACTATTTCGGTAAATACTGTGTTTGTAAGTGTATCTTTTGGTGTTAGAGGAATGTTTCCTACTATCCACCCTTGATTGCAACTTGGTATTCCTAGCATAATTAACAGGAATATCATAACTCGTACTAACAACTTTAAAATCTCCGTTCTTTAATATTTTAATTGTTTTATTCATAGCACCATCCACCAAGCTATACCAGTTTCAACAACAATATCAGCCATAGTATTGTATGCCCATGCTTTTTTACTTCCATAAGTTTCTTCATCTCCTTCGATAAACCATTCAAATACTTCCCATAATACGCCTATAATAAACACACCCATCACACACCAAAAGTCTGTCCAACTTAACCATTGAAATATTTTACATAAGAAAGCTCCAGCGGCTAAATGATATGCTGTCCAACCGTCTAATTGACCAGTTCTATATTGCCATGATACCAATGTTGCTAAAGGATTTTTCATATTTCTTTTATAACGTTATTAACTAATTCGTGTTTACCTATTAACATTCTTCCTGTACCACCACCATGCTCATCTTCACATTTATCAACATAAGCTTGTTCAATCGTATCCCAATTATCACTTCTCTTTATAACCTCTCCAT